TTATAAAGCCTGAATATTTCGATGGTGTTTATAGGCAGCTATTTAAAGAGGTTGCTAAGTACGTCGCCAAATATAATAGATTGCCTACACAGGAATCTTTTAAAATCGAGGTAGACCAGTCTGATAAATTTAATGACGAACAATATCAACATGCTGTAGAGATTATTCCAAACATATTTGCAGTAGAAGCTATTGATGATAAATGGCTCTTTGATACTACCGAGAAGTGGTGTCAGGATCGTGCTGTGTACAATGCCATTATGGAGAGTATAAGTATCATCGACGGCAAACATAGTACGCTAACTAAAAACTCTTTACCTGATATACTTACAAAGGCACTGGCTGTTTCTTTTGATACGAATATCGGTCACGATTATATTGAGAACGTAGCTGACCGATATGACTTCTACCATGAGGACTCACCCCGAATCCCGTTTGATCTTGACTACTTTAATAAAATTACTAAGGGCGGACTACTTAATAAGACGCTTAACATCGCTCTCGCGGGTACGGGCGTGGGTAAATCTCTTTTTATGTGTCACGTCAGTGCCGCGGCTTTAAACGATGGTAAGAACGTCTTATATATTACAATGGAAATGAGCGAAGAACGGATCGCGGAACGTATCGATGCAAATCTTTTGGATGTACCTATTGACCAGCTGGAAACCCTATCTAAGGATATGTTAGTCAATAAAGTTTCACAGATTGCTGCCAAGACTAATGGTAAATTAATTATAAAGGAATACCCAACAGGTCAGGCCCACACCAATCATTTTCGTGCTTTGCTTAATGAGCTAAAGCTAAAAAAGAACTTTATACCTGATATTATTTTCATAGACTATTTAAATATATGTGCATCCGCACGTATGAAAGGGATGGGAGGATCTATTAATTCTTACTCATATATTAAAGCTATTGCCGAAGAGATCCGAGGCCTTGCAGTCGAGTTCAACGTTCCGATTATCTCTGCAACGCAGACGACGCGTTCGGGTTATTCTAACTCGGATGTTGGGCTTGAAGATACGTCCGAATCTTTTGGATTACCCGCAACGGCGGACTTAATGTTTGCCCTAATATCAAATGATGAGCTTTCTAAAGATAATCAGATTATGGTAAAACAATTAAAGAATAGATATAATGATCCAAACATTAATAAGAGATTCTTAGTGGGTGTAGATCGGTCTAAAATGCGATTATTCGATTCAGAAGGATCCAGTGACTTAGTAGACGATACGCCTACATTTGATAAAACAGAAATGAATGAACGATTTAAGGAGTTTAAATTATAATGGCTAGATCATCAATGAAGACAGCTGGGATAGGCGTAACGCCTCTGGAAAAAATGTTAAATAAGCAACGGGCATTAGATAAAGGCAGGACCGTAGTCTATACTATTGCCAATCCAAATAAGGAACAGACTAATAAACCGTTTATAAAAGTTAAGGTTTCTCCCCAATCTCGATATAAAAAATTGAAAGAGGTATCATAAGTATATGCATGCAAAGCTTATCTCCTATAGCCAACCCGGCGGTCGTATCCACGCAGGCGAAGCGGCTTACAAGGGATTGGATAACATCCAAGACCTCGTCGCGTATTGTGCCCGTGTCTCCAACCCGTCGAACCAGGCTAACACCAAAACAACGACAAAGCTACTCGACTACCTCATCAAGCACAAACACTGGTCACCCTTCGAAATGGCATCAGCCTGTATTGAAGTCGAAACCACAAGAGACATCGCAAGACAGCTCCTCCGGCACAGATCGTTTTCATTTCAAGAGTTTTCTCAGCGGTATGCTGATATTCGTGATCTTGATGATGATTTTGTTATAAGAGATGCTCGCTTACAAGATCCAAAGAATCGACAGAATAGTATTGATAATGAAAATATTGAACTTCAGCAAATGTGGAAAGGGTATCAGCAAGGTGTGATCAACACAGCAAAAGCTGCATATAATTGGGCAATAGAAAATGGAATCGCAAAAGAACAAGCTAGGGCAGTTTTGCCTGAAGGTAATACAGTTAGTAGGCTCTATGTTAATGGTACTATTCGCTCCTGGATACATTATGTCGAGCTACGTTCGGCAAATGGAACCCAGAAAGAACATATGGAATTGGCGAGGGAGGTAGCTCGAGCTATATCTAAAATCTATCCAAAAATGGTAAACTTCATGAAGGAGGAATAAATGGGAAAAAAGCTGTCTACCTTCTATAAGGATGATAAATCAGAATACTGTGAAATACACGTGGACTATAAAGAGGAATACTTTTATCTTAAATATTATAAAAAGGATTCCGCTAAGTGGTTTCACAAAGAAGATTTCATCGGGAAGTCTTTGAGATATGTAGAGGATGCAGCGGAAAACTGGGCTTTAGGGATTAAAAAAATCGACCCCCAGTATGATGGAACGCTACTTTAGTGTTTACAATGTTAGATAATTCTATTATAATGTGCTATGTGAAATTAAGAAAGGTAATCCATGTCAGAAAATTGGGTAGCAGATATTAACAAAATGCACGATAAGTTCGGCGTGCACGAGTGGTTTGAAAAGAATAAACACGATAAAGAACTAATGCAGACTTATCTCCGCTTCCGCCTTAATATGGTAGAGGAAGAGCTGGATGAAACCCGTGAGGCTATTGATAACAAAGATCCCGAAGAGATTGTAGATGGACTAATCGATCTATGTGTCTTTGCTATTGGTACACTAGACGTATTCGGTGTAGATGCATGGAAGGCTTGGAATGAGATCTGGATAGCTAATATGAAAAAATCGCCTGGTGTAAAACCTGGCCGCCCTAATCCATTCGGCTTACCGGATCTGATTAAACCGGATGATTGGGTTGGACCAAACCATAATGACAACCACGGCAACTTCTCATTAGCTGTTGGGGATTAATATGAAAGAGTCATTGAAAATATTACAGCGTGCTGCAGAGATCCAGAACCAAAAAGGTAACGATTACCAGAATCCAAAGTCACGTGTTCGACAAGCTATGTACTATCCACGTGGATGTGCTACTATCCTGGACATTATGACTGGCAAGATGCTTCGCCTGCAGTCTGTTATGGAGTCTATGGAATTAGATCCTGATTATGAACCAAACTTCGAGTCATTAGAAGATTCTATCGTCGACCTTATTAACTATGCTTCCTTCTTTGGTGCATATATGAAAGGTGGCATCGATGGTCAAGATCCTAGACACGACTTCTTAAACCGTCCTCTTAAAATGCCAGGTGATAACAGCGAATGAAAATAATATTATTTAATTTTTTTCCTATAAAATGAAAAAAGGGGGTTTACAACTCCCTAAAAATAGTGTAGTATTCTCGTGAATATAAGGCTAAATAACCATGAAACGTAAGATAATAAACACAGCGAGCGGGTTAATTACCATGGGAATAGCAGCAGGATTATTTGCGACAGCACTAGCACTTCGTCCGGATATAGATCCGGAACAACATAAATGTATGGCTCTTAATATTTACCATGAAGCACGTGGTGAAGTCTCAGAGGGCCAAATAGCAGTAGCGCAGGTCACTGCTAACCGAGCCAAAGATCAACGTTGGCCAGATACTATTTGCGGTGTGGTATATCAGGATAAACAATTCAGTTGGACCCACATGATTAAGGATCATACTCCGACTGATGAAAAGGCTTGGGAAAAGGCCCAGGTTATAGCACGAGACGTTATGATAGGAAATGTAGAGGATCCATCGTTTGGGGCAAATCATTACCATGCTAATTGGGTTAATCCAGCTTGGGCGAAGGAAATGAAACTGGTTCGGGTAATAGGTTCGCACCTATTCTATGAATAAGGATTTATATGTTACACCATGCATTCAAGTCTGTAAGATTGGTCCGAATAGGACATGCATTGGGTGTGGCAGAACGATAGATGAGATAACAGAATGGATTTCATACGACCATGAAAAACGTATGGAAATAATGAGGAGACTTGGATATGGCAAAAGAAAAAAACGTCGTCACAATCGATACATCAACCTTGATGATTGACTCATCAGATTTTGAGGATTATAAGGATTGGCCCAAAGAGGGTTATGAAGATACCGAATATACGTTTACTCTCGTTCCAAATATTGATTATAAATTCAATGAAGCAGAACTAATCAAAGAATTTAAGGAGTACGTCGATAGCACATATGGTCAGCACTATGCAAAAGAAAAATTCCAAGCTACTGAATTTATTGTTGATGGTGGACATGGCACGGGTTTCTGTATTGGCAATGTCCTCAAGTACGCACAGCGGTACGGTAAGAAGGGTTCTTCTGCAGACGCTAGAAAAGACTTAATGAAGGTATTACACTATGCCCTCATCCAGCTCTACGTACACGATAAAGAAGTATAAGAATATCACCATAGCATACGACGAGAATTGGAAAGTGATAATTATGTCACGAAGTAAAAATATAGTTTTATGGTATTTACAATTTCTCGGATATGTGATTAAATAAAGAAGTAGACGTTATAAAGGTTATATGGACCTGGGGGCGGTACCCAGCAGCTCCACCAAAAACACACTTCGCCTATCTGCACAATAGGTGTGGTGCAGCACACAACCCTTAGTCGGGCCAAGAAGGTGTGTTTTTGATGGGGCTGAAATAGGATCGACATGTAGTCCAGTTTACAAAACACAAATGCAAACGATAATTTTGCACCATCTGGATTTGCTCTAGCAGCATAATCACAGGGGGCGGCCACTGCCTAGCAACAGAAGTGTGGCGAATAACAAATAAAGGAATAACAATTATGGAAATTCTAAACAAAGTAAAAACATGGGCAGGGGCACTAGCAGAAGTCGGTATTAGTATCGCAGCTCTTATGATTGTACTAGAAGTCTTGGGACTTGGTGCAATTCCGTTTCTCCCAACAGCTAGCGTAATTACTAATGTTAGCGGTATCATCGCGATGTTAGGCGCTCAAGGACTAGTTGGTTTGATCGCAGTTTGGGTTCTATATGAGATTTGGAACAAAAAGTAATAATAGGAAATAATAATGAAAAAGTTACTTATCACATCCGCAATCGCTACATCGTTCGCCGGCGTAGCATTTGCTGAAGACACAACGGCCAGTGCAGGGCCAACTATTTCTGGCGAAGTCGGTATAACTTTAGCAGAAACTGCAGCCGGCGACATGGCCGGATCTATGGGTCTAGACCTTGGCATCGATGCTGCAGGTTTGGCTAACATAGACCTAGACTTTAGTGCAACAGATGGCAATGCCGTTGTACTAGATAACTGGACCGTAGGCACATCAGTTGCTGGTATCGGTCTTTCTATTGGTGACGACAACGGGCTTATGCCCGATGCAGAAGGAAACCAGACACTGGCTAAACCTGCCATGGCAGAGTCAGTGAAAGTGGAAGTAGCTGGTGCATCAGTAGCGGTAGGATTTACTGATTGGGGTACCGATCTGACAGATCTTAGCAATTTGCAAGGTTCTTACACACTCGGTGTAATGGGCATGGATGTTACTGCAGCTCTGGACTACAACTTTGATACCGAAAACACTGTACTTGGTGCAGGTGTTAACGGGTTCGAAGCAGCTGGTTTAGGAGTTGGTGGGGCACTTTCATATGATATTGATGCAGAGAAACTTGGCTTCGAAACAACTGCGTCAATTATGGGTGCAACAGCTTACTTGAATGGTGATACTGATGAAACACTACAAAACATAGGTGGTGAATATGTTTATAATCTTGGCGGAGCAGAAGTAAGCGCTGGCGCCAATTATAATTTTGATGCAGAAGAATTTAAGCCCAGCGTAGGTCTTACATTCTCCTTCTAATATTATCATAAATATTATTATCGGGTTGTCACGTAATAGACACGCGGGGAGCCACGGTTAGCTCCCTTTTTTTATTTTGAAAGGAGTTCATTATGGACTTATTAGGATATTATACGGCAGGCTTTTTCTTATGCTTGATAGGAGAACCACAAGAATATAAAAATTGTGTTGTTTACCGTAGTCCAAACTCATTTCCAACTGAAGAGATTTGCCAAGCATCACTTACATCACA